TCCTAAAGCAGAAATGTTTATTGATGATCAAGGTGAAGAAATAATATTTAAACTAAAATAACCTGTCGATGAGTATATACGTATTTATGGAGATCTAAATACTATAGAGAACTTTTTCGAGACGAGAGGAGAAAAACCAATATTTATAAACATGAAATACGCCTTATTATTTGTTGCTTTATTTTTTGCTGGATGTGCTTCACAAAAAGAATGTACTCCTACTAACACTCATGAATGCTGTCAATCAAAATGAAATTACTTGATATACTAAACGAAGGTACCGAATACTTGGTAAAATATACTGTTCTTAAAGACAAAGACTTTTCTAAAGGAACAGCATCATATAAAGATAAAGAAGATGCTGAAAAATTCTTTAATGATATGGTTCAAGATGATGAAGTTATTTCTGCTACACTTAGAAAGAAAACAGGGCCTGATCCAAGTCAAGATATGATGGGAGGTGCCATGAAATCTTTAGGTAGAGAAGAAGATATAGAAAGATATACCCACCCCGCATGGAAAGCAGCAGGTCAAGGGGGTAAAAAGTACGATGAACTTACCGACCAAGAAAAAAATATTAGATATTTCTTAAGTACTCCTTCATTTATTTCAAAAAAGAAAGGATTCACTAATAAAGATGGTTCAGATAAATACTTTGAAGAAGGTGTGAAAGAAGGAGTCAAAGATAAAATTGATGCTCAATTAATGAAATTATTAGATGCTGTGGGATTTGATAAATTTGCAGATGTGTTAATAGATAAATTTGGGATAGATGAATTTCCTGATAGATTATATAATGCTATCAAAAAGATACCAGCAGGAGATAAAATATTACAAAAAATTGGGGATATGAGTGCCTTAAAAGAAGGTATGTCTAAATCCGCTATTATGCGTCAAATTAAAGATGCAGAAGAAATTTTAGATAGTGGTGAAGCTGATGGTGTACCACTTGATAATGAAACAGAAATGTTAGTTCAACAAGAATTAACTAAATTAAAAAGAATGTTAGCTATGAATGAAACATCACTAGAAGAAATTTATAACCAAGTTTCTGAAGCTAAAGATTTTGGTTTTTTTGGAAATGAAGAAGGAAGAACAGGTAATGCTATAGCATCTGAGGCTTTTGATGATTATGAAGCAGCAGTTGAAAGAGCCTTCCAGAATCTTGTAAACAAGGTTAACACTGCTATTAATATAGGTGGAAGTGGAGGAACTGATACTGAGGTTAGGGAAATGATGATGTATCACTTCGATAAAATTCAGGATCAAATTACTACTACTGATCTTATAAATGCAACTTTCCGTAAGTAATGCCTACTTATACTAGAACACAATTACGGGATGGGGTTAATGCGGATGATAATTTAACAGCAGCCACTTACAATTTTTCTTTAGTTAATAATGGAGGTAATATTTATTTTACTATTGAAGGTCAAAATGATGAATTACCCTTTACTAAGGCTTCTATTAATACACCCGTAAATTGTTCTTTTGTAACGGGTTCTAAAAATGCTGGGTTTTCTGTAAATGGGAATTCCACAGCTACCTTTAATTTAGTAGTAACTGATACTATCAATGTTGATGGTATTAAGTTTAGAGCTACTAATCCCTTAATTTATTCTTTGGGAGATACTACAGCTTCAGGATCTGTATTTGGTATCGAAGCTTCATATTAAAATTTCTTTAAAATTTTCGCGGAAAGATTTGGATGTGCAGGATCCTGTTCGTATATTTACGGGGTAAGGTTGCAGCAGCAGCCAGAATTAAAAAAGAAATCTTAAATTAATAAGTTATGAGTGATTTGATGTTTGATTCCAAATTGGATACTGGGTTTATGACCCGCGAGCAAATTAAAGAAGCTTGCCCCGTTGCTTTTGCTGAAACCCCTAGTGCTGAGGTTTCGAAACACTACACACACATTCCTACAGATCGTGTTATTGACGATATGGAAAAATTGGGATGGGGAGTTATCACAGCTCAACAGGTTTCCGCACGAAAGAAGGATACCAAGGGTTTCCAAAAACATATGCTTGTTTTCCGCCATCCTGATTTGATGGTTGAAGGAAAAGATGGGGATAATGTTTGGCCTCAAATTATCATGACTAATTCACATGATGGTAAGAATGCTTTTACGTTTCAAGCAGGAATGTACAGATTTGTATGTTCTAATGGGTTGGTCATTGCAGATCAAGAATTTGGAAAAATGAGAATTCGCCATATGGGTTATGATTTTGAAACTTTGCGTGAGACTATTAGTGAAATGGTCGAAAAACTGCCCCTTACAGTTGAAAGTATGAATAAGTTCAAGCAAACCGAGCTTACTAAACCTCAAAAATATGATTTGGCTCGAAAAGCACTTGCAACTAGGTTTAAGGTGCAAAAGGACCAAAAGATCGATCAAGTTTATAAAATTGACTTGGATAAATTTCTTACCCCAGTGCGTAAGGAAGATGAAGGAAATGATTTGTGGAGTGTGTTTAATCTTGTACAAGAGCGTGTGGTCACAGGAGATTTTGATTATGTTTCCGGTGTTAAAATGCGTAAAGCTCGTGAGATTAAGAACTTTAAGCAAGATTTAGATGTAAATCAAAAGCTCTTTGAAGTTGCAAAAGAGTTTGCAGCATAAAGAGTTGCCATGTTGTTTGAGGGGGGAGTTGCCGCTCCCCCCAATAACATAAAATTATTTATTATGAGTCTTAAAAGAAAATATACCTCCCAAAAAGCAGATCTTATTGATAAACTTAAAATTGGGAATGAAACTCGAGTTCTTAGAGTAGAACTTATAGAAACTTCTAAAGTTAGAAATCATTATATTTACGAATGTGAATATTTTGATAAAGAAGATTTATTCCACACTTATATAATTGCAGTAGATATTGAAGATGCCATGACCCGCCTTTCAGAAATGACTAAAATCCCTAGTGCAACTACACGCCATTTTATTTTGGGTAACGAAACACTTTATCAACATGAAGAATCCGACAGTTGAATCTATTATGATAGAAGCAGATCGTTGGGATTTGCGAGGAGAAGTTAGAGCTACTGCTATTGCTTTTCTAAAAGACGATCCCTCACTAACTACAGGATCAGCATATGCTATGGCGGCATATGAATGGGATATTTAATATATGGATTTTAGAACAATAGGTAATCAAAGAGTTAATCCTATTACCTACACCGCTAAAATTATTCAAAAAGATCCTTTTGTTGAAACTCATATAGGAACTGATTCTCAAAGAGTTGGTTCTTATATTAATTATGTAACAGCTATCGCTTATCGATATCCTATGAAGGGGGTTCATTACATATATTGTAAACATACTTTTCCTCCTAATAAAGATAATTGGAGTAGGTTATGGTTTGAGACTGAACGCACTATGGAAATAGCAGAACGTTTATCCCACAATCTCCCAGGGATTAGATTTGAGATTGACATGGATTACAATAATGATGAGGGTTACATGAGTCATAAACTAGTATCATCCGCTAAAGGATGGGCAGAATCTTTTGGATATAAAGTTAATATAAAGCCCAACAAGCAAATTGCAACGAGGGCAGCAGATCACCATTGTAGATGAATTATTGGACATATAATACAAGTTATAGTGATTTAAAAATCGCCTATATTTATAATCATGGAACATCGATTAATAAAGGCTCTGAAAAAACAGGCGGAAGCGGACAGAGAGGAAGCATTACTTACATTGGAGACCCTATTACATTCACCAGCGGGTATTGGTGAACACACTTCAGGTCATTTTCTTGAAGAAGGGAAAAAAGCACTTCAAAAACTAACTGATGCAGAAGATCAAATTGAAACTTTAAAGTTGCATTTTGAACATTAATAAAATATTTGGGGCCTTTAATTCATCCTCAAAAGATGATGGGTGGGGGAGTGGTTATGGGATGAGTTATACTCCATCCCCTCGTCAAATTGACGAAAATCATCCTCGATATTTTATTAAAATGTTCCAAAAACTCATCCTTAACTACACAGGTTATAGTGATAAAATTATAGATTTCTTTGGCCAGGCTGATCCTGATTTAGATATTGGGGAAGTAAAAAGGGCAGGGGAAAATATGCTATATGGTAGAGCTTATAACTACTTAATAAACATTGATGTTCAAGATGAATATCATGTGAGGATTTTATTTGAAGAAGCAAATTCTAAATTAGAAGAAGCATTGCAAAAAACACTTTTCTTTTTTGAAAATGAGGAAGAATATGAAAAATGCGCTATTCTTAAAAGATACCTTGATTTTTTAAACTTTTCATCGTAACTTCGGTTATAAAATCATAAAAAATGTACTACAGACAACACATCCAACAAAAGCTTGAAAATATTGAAGCTAAATTAAAGCATATTGAATTCCATAATGGAAGAGGAAATAGGCAAGACGTTAATGCCGCTAAAATTTCTTGTGAAGAATTAATAGAGGAAATCAAAGCGGCTATTGAACGTGAACCCATGACTCCTAACGAGCAAAATAGACAGTAAATGAAACTTACAGCTGAGCAAATTGAAAAAAATTGGGAAGAATTCTGCAACAATATTGAGTTGTGGGTTACAAGAGATTCTTCTCGAAAAGAAAAACTCATTGAGTTTTATAAAAAATATGAGGATCGCATTATGATAATGCCTGCGGCTCATAAAAAAGAATACCACAATGCCTTCCCAGGGGGTTATGTTGATCATGTCAATAGGGTTGTAAAATGTGCTCTTAATATTAATGATGTTTGGGTCGAAGCAGGTGTAGATGCTACAACTTACACTCTTGAAGAACTTGTATTTTCTGCTATTAACCATGATCTTGGTAAAATGGGGGATGAAAATCACGAATCATATATTCCCCAAACTGATAAATGGAGAAAAGAAAAGTTAGGTGAGGATTATATGTTTAATAAACAGGTTCCATTTGCCTCAGTTCCTGATCGAGGTTTGTTTATGCTCCAGTCTCATGGGATTCAATATAATTTTAATGAAATGATTGCTATTCAGACACATGATGGGTTATATGATGAGGCTAATAAAAAATATCTTTTTTCATATATGCCCGAGCAAAAACCACGGACTTCATTACCACTTATTCTCCACCAAGCCGATTTAATGGCGGCTCGTATTGAATTTGAAAGGGAATGGTTACCTAAATTTAAAAATTCCGTGCCCCCCCAACAGGAAAATTTTATATTGGCCACAGAATCTAAAAAATCAACTAAAGACAAAGCACTCTCTCAAATCCAGAGTAAAGGTCTTAAAGATTTATTTGATAAATTATGATAGAAACCATCGTCATCAGCATATTAGGAGTATTAGTTGTAATCTTAGGATATACAACTTTTAATCTTCTACGTAAAAATGAAAGGCAAGAAGATATACTAGCTGGGTATATGAGATATCTTGACCAATTTAGTAAAATAATAGAATTTTCTGATGAGAAACTTAAAAAAATCGACGAACGTGGGATTTTTAAAAATGACGATGATGTTGGATTTATCTTCCAACAAATTAAAGAACTTCAGAAAACTCTATCTAACTTTAGGATAGATAAATTATGAGCACATTACCCCCTAGGAAAAGGAAAAAGAAAACAAAAAACCAATATTTTACTCAGGATACGGAAGATGCTATTGTTAGATACAATGGCTCTTCTGATCCCGAAGAAAGAAGTGAGATTTATCGAAAAGATATCCATTATGGTTTTTTCAAACTTACAGAAAATATAATTCATACTTTTAAATTTTATTACACGGAAGTAGATAATATAGAACATTTACAACATGAAGTAATAACATTTTTATTAAGTAAGATTCACTTATTTGACCCATCAAGAGGAGCAAAGGCTTTTTCCTATTTTGGCACTATTGCAAAGAGGTATTTAATCATACAAAATACTCAAAATTATAAAAAAAGAGTAGATAAAGCACCTATTGAAGAACTTCATCATAGTTTAAATCACTCATATGATATGGATTACAATCCTATGGAAAAGGATGATTTATCGGATTTTTTAGATGAATATTTGAAGTACTGTACAAAGAATATTTATGATTTATTTCCTAAAGAAAAAGATGCTAAAGTAGCAGATGCTATCTTAGAAATTTTTAGAAAAAGGGAAAGTATAGATATTTTTAATAAAAAAGCTATTTATCTTTATATTAGAGAAATGGTAGATGTTAAAACTCCTCATATTACTCGAATAGCAGACCAATTAGGTGTTATTTTTAAAGATAATTTTATTTTTTACAAAGAATATGGGTATGTAGATTTTGACTAATCTCTATATTTATAATCATGGGACAATTAGATAAAAACATATTTGGTAAAAAGAAATTTTCTGATATTTTAGAAGAAATTTATACCAACCAAAAGAAAAAAGAAGAACAAATTTCCACTTTAATATCAGAATTAAAACCTCTAATTCAAGATATTGGAGATGCTACTCTTGTTGTCCCCCTTCTTAAAGAATATTTAGAAATTTCTGTTAAAAATGATGAACAGCTTATTAAAATGGCAACTATTATACAAAGGGCTGTTCAAAGTGATAGTGTTGATGATGGGAGTTTTGGCATGACTGAAGAGGAGAAGCAACAGTTACTAAATGAAGTAAAAAAATTTGGTGAGGATAAAAAGAAAAAATAATGCCTAATCAATTTTATGGTGTTTCTTCAATTACTAGGACTACAGAATTAACCCAAGACAATTTATCTAGTAATTCCCCTAGCATTATATCTGTTAGGGTAAAAGACATTATATTAGATGATTCTCACCCCGAATTTAAGAATTATGGAGAATGGAATGGTATAGGGACTATATTTTTTGATTCTATAGATTTCCCATTTGCGTCAACATCGGCCGCTACTGCTAAACCTTTATTTTCTAATCAAAAGTTTTACCCCTTAATTAATGAATTAGTTTCTATAGTTTCATTAGCATCCCCATCTACCCAAGGTAATACCAACATAATTACACCGTATTATCTACCCTCTATAAACGTATGGAACAGCCAACACCATAATGCTTTACCCGATCCTACTCAAGAACCAAATCCTAATTCCAAACAGGATTATGATCAATCCACAGCAGGAGTAACACAAGATGTAAGAAGAGTTGATGATAATTCAACTGAGATAGATTTGGGGGAAGGGTTTAATGAAAAGATTAATACTTACCCTTTAAGATCTTTTATAGGAGATTATTTATTAGAAGGGAGATGGGGGAACTCAATTAGATTAGGAAGTACAGTTCAAAATAAACCTAACGATTGGTCCTCCATTGGAGAAAATGGGGATCCTATTTTAATTATAAGAAACGGTCAACCTTTAGATTTAACCCAAGATAGCTGGATCCCCATCACTGAGGATATAAACCAAGACAGATCATCAGCTTATTTTACCCAGGGACAAAAATTACCTATTGAAGTAGCCAGTGAAAATTATGATAGTTATCAACAAGGTCCAACAGCTGCCAATGAATATGATGGAGATCAAATAATTCTCAATTCAGGAAGATTAGTATTCAATGCCAAGAGTGATCATATTTTATTATCTTCTAATAATTCTATTAGTTTAAATGCTCCTTCTTCAATTAATATTGATAGTAAACAATTTACTGTAGCAGGGGGTAACATTCATTTAGGGGATAAAAATGCAACTGAGCCTATCTTAAGAGGGGGTATTACTATAACTCAACTTAGTACTATGATTGATGCTCTAGTTCAATTTTTTACAATATATTCTAATGAACCCCCTAATGCTAAAATAGCATCAACACCTTTAGCTTCAGCTAACCTTATTCCAACTTTAAACTCGGTTAAATCTATACTTCAATCCCAAGCCAAATCTCAAAATAATTTTACAGTATAATGGCTAATGATTTTTGTAATATACCCCCTAAAGATGAGACTAAACAAATATTGAGTCTTCTTCCCCCTTTACCTAGTATACAAAGGTTAGTTAATGTCATTTTACAAAAAGTAAATGATGTAAAATCTAAGTATACTATTAAAATTGAAGAATTTATATCTCAATTTAAATTAGGTTGCCCTACTCCACAAGAAATTGAAAGAATAGTTAATATTAGAAATAGAGCAATTGATGAGTTAACAAATTTATATGAATCTACTAATAGAATAGCAGATAATATTGCAGGAATAAGTGGATTTGTAACATTAATACTTACTATAGTAAAAGTTGCCCAAACTGCCATTAGTGCCTTAGGATTAGCTCAATTAATAGCCCCTATTATACCTAATCCTGTCTTAGTTAAAATAAATGCTGCTACTGAATTGGCTCAAAGCATAATTGATAAAGTTAGATATAAAGCGGATGGAGACCCTAGGTTAGTACCATTAGTAAATGGTATAATAGCAGCTAATGTAGCTATACAACTATTTGTATCAGCACTAAGAGATTTAATTTGTAAATTAGAAGCATTGGATCCTCAAATATTAGAATGTGCACAAGAAGCAGGTATGGATAAACCCCAATTAAATCCGGTTTCCCCTGCTATTATTAGATTTGTTGATGAATCTTTAAATGAAAATCAAGAAAGTATAATTGAAACTACTTATAGAGGTTTTATATTTGAAATTGAAAAAATCCCTTTTAGTCCCACAGTAAATAGAACTAGGGCTAATGCTTTAAATAAAGATGGAATAATAATGCTCTCATCAGAATTATCTTTTACTACAGAACCCTCAATATTAATAGAAGAATTAAAATTTGTAATAGATAGAGATAATTTAAAAGCAGAGTAATTAAATATTTATATGAAATGAAACAGACCGCATTAAAATCATTAATTAAACAAGCCGTTAAGGAAGTTATACAAGAAGAATTAAAAGAAATTCTTTTAGAAGCAGTGCGTGCTCCTAAACAGGCAGTTGTAGAAAATGTACAACCCCAACAAATTATTAAACAGCCTTCTATGAATTCTAATGAAAAAAGAAATGCTTATAAAAATATAATGGGAGACATGAAAGCCCAATTCACATCTCAGGATGTCCCTAAACCTTTTAACCCCCAAGGAGGAGCACCTGGCATGGACCTCCCTTCAGGTGAAGTTAATATGGACCAAATAATGGGTTTAATGAATAATAAATAATGGCAATTAAGCAAACCAACATATTTCCTTTAGATAAACAACCACGGAAAGCGGTTGGTATTGCTTACCCTTTTTCCGCATTTGCTGTATCTTCTTTTGGTTCAGGATCAGCTATGTCAGTTACGGGTTCGTCTACTCCTTTTAAGTCTAATTATACTACTAGGGAACAGATAAAATCTAATTTATCCGTATTTTTTATTACTAATAAAGGGGAAAGGCCTCTTAATCCCAATTATGGGGGAGGTTTAAAAGATCTTTTATTTGAACAATTAGATGATAAGGCTTATGATATAATCTACAAAAGGGTTACAGATGGGTTATCTATATATTTTCCTGAAGTAAAGGTGAAAGAATTAGAAGTATTGGAAAATGTAGATCAAAATGAATTGAAAGTAGTTATGTCTTATACTGTGTTTAATAATGATGAAGATACTTTAGAATTAAATTTCAATGGCTAATAGCAATAAAGAT